TTACATAATCGGGCATATTATTAGTTAACCGATCATCTCTTATTAATTTATAAAAAGCATTCCGGTCTAATCGAGGAATTTTATTCTCGGATAATACTTCTTGTAAATGTAATTGAGCAGTAACTCCTAAGCAAGTATCTTTCAATTGCATTAACGCATAATTTCTTTCAATAATTGATTTATTCGATGCAATATTCTCACATACCACATACTTATTTCTCATATCGGTTGCATGAGTAACTATTTCATCAATAGTATGAATTTTTTCTTCTTTTAAGTAAGGAAAATGTTTTACAATGGTCTTATTACCAGCACGTTCTATACCTTCAATATTATCGCTGGTATCTCCTAAAATTGATTTAAAAAGGGCGAAATTAACCGGACTAATTCCATATTCATTGATAACAGTATTAGCATTATAAATTATTTTTTTAGTTGGAGAATATACTTGTATTCTATTACTATCAACCAATTGAAGAAAATCTCTATCAGTTGACATGATAGTTACTTTTTTAGATGATTTGAAATGTTCTAGTGCCAAATAAGCCAAAACATCGTCGCTTTCTACTTGATTTAGCGAAATAATATTTAAAGGGAGTGTTTGTAAATAATTAACAAATGCCAAGTATTCATGTTCCATTTGTTCTTGCTCATTTTGAGGGGTTGAATTTTCCTCATAGACACGATTGAGCCGGATCTTAGTTGATCTATGTGCTTTATATTCAGGATATATTGCTTTACGTTTGGCCGATCCTCCAACTCCATCGAAGGAAATGAGACAACGTGAAGGATTTAATAATTTTACTGCTGCCCCTAAACTTTTGAGCGATGCTGTTACCCCACCAAAATGGTCTCCATTCGAATTTAATGTATTAACTGCACACCACGAACGGATGAAAAGATTTGTTCCATCAATTAATAGTATATGATTGTTAGTCTTATCTTTCCAATTAAGGTGGGAATCGTTCATCTCTTTCTTTATATTAGAGAAGAAAGAAAACAATTTCTTTTTATCTTCGGTATTAATATCCATTTAAAATATCCTTTATCATTTGTAATTTATCTTTAGAAGTTTCCCGGTCAGTTTGCCAAATAACGTGGGTATTATGTTTATTATTTTTGGCGGCAACCATTTTTATTTTATCCCACTCCCATATCAAATAGTTTAAGTTCAAGAATTCGGCTTTATAAATTCTATTTTATGAACGTCAGTATCATTTGGCTTTGATTTTACACATTCTATTAATTTTATAAAATCAAATAGATAATACATTTGCTTACCATCAACTTCCTTTACGAAATATAGTTTGTTACAACCCTGTTGTTTTGCTTCGGCCAAAGTTCTTAATACTAAGATTCCACACTCCATAGCTTCACCGGGATGTGTGAAATTAAATTCTTTCATTACTATATCCTGCACATCTGCATCTATATTAAGACGTTTTAACTTTGTTACGTCAAATTCTATCTCTTCTTTATTATTAGTCATAGTTTCTATTTACCATAATATTTCAAACATCTGAATTTCCGGGGTTGCTTTATAACGCTGTTGCTCATATTCGTTAAATCTAACACAGAATTCAAATCCTTCACTTCTAAAGTGGTTACTAAAATATCTGACATCATCTAATGTGAATCTATAATGGATATCGATGCCAAATAACTGGCGACACTCTTCAATCGTCCCGGCGGCATATCGGCGTTCTCCTCTCGATGCCGCATGTTTTATTAAATCATAGAAATTTTTAATAAACACTTCTCGATAATTTGAAGGTAATGTTTTTGGCTTATTATCAATAATCACCCGACTCAATTCAAAAGCTGTCATACTTCAAATTATAAATTACTTATTAAACTTATTTCTATACTTAAATTCTTTAAATAATAATTCCGCCATATTATTAGAAATCCATCCTTGATATAGAATTTCTTCGTTTTTTGTTCCATCTTTGCACGTGAATTCACTTGAAAATATATAATATGGACTCCACGGCGGATCATATGAAAATTCTAAATTATAAGTTACATCTGGCTCAACTCGTTTATAATTAGTATAAAAGGAACCTTCTCTTTTATAGTTGATAAATCCATATTGGATTGGATCGAATTTCGGATTATTCAATTCATACTCTAACATTTCTTCTTTTTTATTATTCATATCAATCATTATAACTTAAATTTGAAATTCAATCAACTTATTATATTTTCTTTTAATATTTCTGGAATTTTTCTTATATCCCAATAAGGAATTCTTAATAGTTTAATATTATTAGATTTGGCATATTCATTTTTAATAGAATCATATATTTTAATTCTATCCAATTCATCTTGAGTTGTTTTATATCCCCGAATATTACTTAATTCAAAATGTTGCTTTCCATCGAATTCGATTAATAAATTATTATGTGGGATAAAGAAATCAAATTTTAACATTCTATTTTTAGGACTTCTACAATCGTCAAATGTCTTCTGTTTGGTGTATTCTATATTATTACGTTCTAAATATAATCTGATAGATTTTTCTCCAACTGATAGAATACAATTAGGACATCCTCTTCCACTCAAATGAACATATGCCAATTGATCAAATTCCGTATTACATTCGTTACATTGTATTGTGATATATTCATGTGCGCCTATATATTCAGATTTATAAGTAAATAAATTACCATGAATTTCATATATCTCTTTTAAAAATTGTTCATTAGTTTTTTTCTGATGTGACGGATGATTTTCATTTTCACATATCGGACATTCAGAACCTTTTAAGTGTGATTTTGGAGTTTGATAGAATATATGATTATGCTTAATACATCTTATCTTTGTTGGGGTTTGTTTATTTTTATATTCTTCTTCAAAATATTCAAATTCATCTGGTCGTAATTTAACTGCTTCTAATTTAAATTCAGAAAATGGGGTTGTTAATGATAAATTCGCCTTCTTTCTACCACAATCAGGACATCCTCGACCATTCAAATGGTGTTTTGGAACTTGTGGAAACTCACCATGATCAGGACATATGATAATTCCTTTTGTTTTTGCATCTATGAACACGAATTTTCCATACCCATAAAAATTATTATGAATTATATTAGACTGACGCAAAAACTCTTCTTCGGTAAGTGGAAACAATCCAGCACATTTAGAGCATCCATGTCCGTTCATGTGGTCTCCTGCAATCTGGGTAAATACCCCATGAGTTGAACATATGATATCAACGTTGGATTTAACGTTTATAGGATCACTAACGAGTGAATATCCATATCTACTTCCATGTTCTTTAGTTGAACGAGATATAAATAATTCACTTGTTAGTTTCTGACGTTTCATCACTCATCATTATCCGAAGCTTTAGTCAGTTCAGCATCTTCTCCCTCTACTTCCGTTAAGTTTTCCTCGATTTTTGAATTGGGAGTTCGATATTCCATTATATACGTTTTGCAAATTTGCTGATAGAATTCTTCCTTTAGTTTTTCATCGGAATTCATGAGTTCAACAAACTTAGAGGTATTAAATGTTAACTCGTCTCCACCTTCTCGTTTCCATACATACTTAGCAGCAGTTCCGGTGATTATATTACGTTCCTTGGCGAATGAAAGCCAACTTGCTAAGTCTTGAATTCCCGAATCATATAAAATTTCAAACTGAGCTGTTCGATGGTTTGGTGCATGTCGAGTTTTAATAACGGCACATTGACACTTAACACCTACCACTTCGTCTCCTCTTTTTAATTTTCCAAGACTTGCCATACGAACTCGGACAGAAGCGGCAAATGGTAATGCTTTACCGCCGGGACTGAGCCATTTGTCACCGAACGGCCCGCTATTCATATTATACCTTAATTGATTAGTAAATACAATTAGTATTCTTTGTCGGGCAATAAGACCAGTAATTTTTCTCATAGCCTTTCCAAGAATAAGTGATTTTCCTGTGGCATAACCTTGACTTCCGTGTTCACTTTCCAACTCACTATCGATTGATGCTCCCGCTACGCTATCAACGAATATAGTAAGCAATTTATCTCTATTTGCTTTTCGGAATGCTCCGATACATAATTCGATGTTATTAAATAATTCTTCCAATGTAGTAAATGGAACATAATTTGTATTGGCTAAATTTACACCAAGAGCAGTCCAAAATGATCGGTCTACTGCGAATTCAGAATCAAAGAATACAGACAACCCACCCATCTTTTCTGTCTCGGCAATAATGTGAGCACATAACAAACTTTTTCCTGTATTGTGATTCAACATACCATTGCCAAAATAACAATGTTCTGGATGATCTACTGTAATATCGACAATCTTATATTTTCCAATTAACGCAACCGATAATATCAGACTATATTTCCCGGTATCACATAAAATACTATGTTTATTAGGAATTATATCTTTACACTCCACCCAACCAACATTCGTAAAGAATTTATGCTCCCGGCTTACTTTAATAGTCAATCCATTATCAAGAGATACTAAATAAGTATCCAGTATACCCTTGTCTACGAAATCGGTTATTCTAGTATATTCTCCATTTAATGTTTTAACTTTTATAGT